GAGATGGTTTTGTATAAAAACATCCGCAGCATTTGTCTTAAAGATGGACGAGCGCTAATGCAGGCAATTGGGCTTTGCGGCCAATGGATGGTCGTAACTGCTCATTTTTTCCAATATGCAAAGGTGCTTAACCATATAAAAGATGGCAAATGCTGGATTCGGCTTGGTGAGAACGGAGTAGATCGTTGGAGTGGTGAGATAGACATGCAAATGGTTCGCTTTTTAGGCGATGACATAGCAGTCTTCAAACTGCCAAAATTCTGTACTTCATTTAGAGATATTCGCAAGCATTTCGTGCATCAGTCGGAATTTGCAGAAGCCCGGAATCTTCCGGTGCGTATGTTGAGTACGACAGGTTTCACACGTGTTATTCAGGCAACCGCCACGTTGCGGTGCCAAGAGCAATCATACGATGATGAAACATTGCCCGAAGTTATTGTGAAGGTAGCCCAATGGTTTCAGGTGTCCACGACGAATCTCACGAAAGGAGATTGCGGAGGACCCATGATAATAGATCACCACAATAAAGTGGCTGGTATACATTCGGCTTCTAATGGAATAACAGGAATAGCAGCTCCTGTGTGGCGTGAGATGTTCGATTTTTGTGTCGAAGATTACGCTCGCGAGGAGGTGCCAGAAACGATTGTCCCCGTTCATGCCAATGGAAGAGGAAGTGTCGAACCAATAGGATTAGTTCCACCACAGTGGAGCAATTACATATTGGATAAGACTGATCTAATTCCATCGCCGATACACGGCAAAGTTGGTCCGGTCCAGAAAGAGCCATCCGTTAAATCTCTTAAAGATGTGAGAGTTAGCGAGGAAGCTCGAAAAGGAGAAGAACCAATTTGGAAGAGTTTTGGAAAATATTTTGAACCAGTACATGACATTCCGAGTGAATTTATGCGCAAAGCTTATATAGCCGTAACTGCGGTGCTCTCGTTGGTAAAACCAACGACAGCATTGCAGAGACGAGTGCTTAATGAGGAAGAAGTGCTAAATGGAACTCGTGATGGAACCTTTCCCTCTTTGAACATACATACTTCAGCCGGAATGCCCCAGCGAACATATGCTCCAGGAAAGCCAGGTAAAACTGCTTTCTTT